TATAGGATGCAAGAGATGCAGGAAACCATAAATGGTGCAGTAGACAAAGCTGTAGGTGGAATACAAGCTCAACAAGGAAGAACAAATTTGCGTGCTGATTTAGCCAATAAAGGGTTAAATGAACAACAAATGGAATCCTTCTTTGAATTTGCTGACAAACATCCATCAGAATACGGTTTGGACAATGTACTTAAAATGTGGCAAGCTGTATCTCAACCAACTCAAGGTGGCGAAAGAGAAAACCCTTTAGACAAGATTCGTCAAACACAATCTTCTCCACAGGCAGCAGGCGTGTTACAAGGTCAGCAACCTGAGAGAAAGAGTGAAGATGAAGCTATGTGGGAAGGTGTTTTAAGTTCAACTAGAGTTGGAAATAAGATACCATAAACAATAATACAATAAAAAGGAGAATTAGCTATGGCTAATCAAACAGGAACATTGTATTCGTATAACGTAGATCAGACTGGTAACACTGTACCTAGTGCAGTTGGTGCTTCCGCTGATTTAAGACGGATACATAATTTCGGTGACAGAGTTGCCGAACTTGCTCCAGATGAATCTCCATTTTTTGTATATCTTAATAAAGTGGCAAAAGTGCCTACTAATGATCCAGTTTTTCGTTTCTTAGAAAATCGTTCTAAGATTGACTGGACAAGTAGGAACTTCTTCATCGATGGAACTGCTATATCTGATGTAGCTGTTGATACGGTCTATTCATTGACTGTTGAGGCAGAAAAAGGTGGATCAGGAACATCTAACCAAGTTTCTTGGTTAGTAAAAGGCATGGTCATTGCGGTTGAAACTAATGATGATGGTGCTCCTTCGCAGGTTAATTTTAGAGTTGAAAGTGTTTCTAATAACGCTAATGACACTACTATTACTGCGAGAGCTATAGCTGAAACTGGTTCAACTAATGTCGTAGCTCATGACCATATCGAAGATGAAGATGAATGTCAAGTAATTGGTACTTCTTTTGCAGAAGGGTCAGGTTCTCCTGATGTTTGGTCTAGTCAATTAGACGATGATTTTGGTTATACCCAAATCTTTAAAACAGCAGCCGAAATGACTAATACTGCAATTGCTACTAATTATAGAGGATATGCAAACGAATGGAATCGTATCTGGAATTTAAAACTAAGAGAACATAAAGTTGACATAGAAAGATCAATGCTTTTTAGTATGCGTGCACGAAGCGATAGTGTCCAATACTCAGAAGGGCTAGTTGGGCATATATTATCATCTGCAACAGCAGTTGCAAGTGGTAGTGCTGCCTACTCTTCTGGGAACGCTTATCTATTTAGTCAAGCATCTTCTGCTTTGACTTACGATTCTCTTCTTAGTGATTTCGAGACGATCTTTGATCCAGCACGTGGTGGTAATAGCTCAAAACTTGCATTAGCAAGTCGTCCAGTTATTACTTACTTCAATAAGCTTGGTGGATTTGCAGATGCTACTACAGGATTGAATGGAGAAGCACAGTACAACTTTTCGGCAGAAAAGCGTAATGGATCGTTTGGTCATTCAATCATGCAAGTGAATACTATTCATGGAGACCTTTCTTTAGTGGCAGAGCCATTATTTAGAGGCATCTCAAGTGGATACATGGCACTTGTTGATTTAGATCAAGTTGCTTATCGTCCATTAGTTGGTAATGGATTAAATCGTGACACTCACATTATAACGAATGTACAACAGGCTGATGAAGACTTACGTAAAGATATGATCATTACGGAAGCTGGTTTAGAAATCACTATTCCAGAAACTCACGCTTTGTATTCATTCACTGACTTATAAGGAGATAGCGATGAGAAGTGATTATCTAAACGAAAATAGTAACTCTACCTTCGGGCTAAAGAAAAAGGTAGAGAAGATCAATGAAGCTAGAACATTAACAAATGACGATAGTGGCAAAGTTTTCATGCTAAGTGCTACAGGCGGAACAGTTGCAATAACTCTTCCAACTGCATCAACTGGTGAAGACGGAGTTTACTTTAAATTCATTGTTGATGAAGAAACACCAGCAAACGCAATTACACTTGGTGCAGGAAGTGCTATAGTGAGTTTTGTTGGATTAGACGTTACTGGAACTGCTGCTGGTACTGCTGGGACTCAGGTCTCAAATGTTATTGTAGGTGCTACTGCCGAAAAGGGCGATAGCATTGAATTAATGTTTTTTGGTGGTGAATATGTAGGTACTGTTCTTTCTGGAGTCAATGGAGCTATTACTACTTCATAACCTGAATAAATAAAGGTTAACAGGATTGCTTACTGTGGGGCAGGTCGTATAAAGGGCTTGCCCCTAACAAGCTTTTAAATTTAAACAAAGGATTTTATGGCTAGGGATTACAAAGATGAATATGAGAAGTTTCAGAAAAACAAGTCAACATATCGTGCTAAGTTAAACAAATACAACAGAGATAAAGGCACATACGGAAATGGTGATGGACAAGATGCATCTCATAATGATGGTAAAATTACAGGATTTGAAAATTCTAGTAACAACAAAGGTAAAAAGGAGAAGAGTCGTTTGAAAGGATCAAAAAGGAAATATGTTGAAGGCGGTACTTTGAATGGCCCATCTCACGATAACGGAGGTATTCCAATTGAAGCAGAGGGTGGTGAGTTTATAATTAAACGAGACTCTGTAAATGCGAGTACACTAGACACATTAGAATACATTAACCAGCATGGAGACTTACCAATGTCTGATGCTAGAAATAGAAGGAAAAAATAAAATGGGAATATTAAGTGACATTAAAAAAGGTTTAAAGGGTTCTAAAGAATACCAGGAAGGTAAGGCTAAAAGAAAAGCTAAGAGAGCTAAGAGTCCATTAGGCAAAGCAGTTAAACAGGTTGCAAAAGATGTTAAATCTGCTGTAAAGGGTTCTAAAGAATACCAGGCTGGGAAAGCTAAAAGAAAAGCTGTAAAAGCTAAAAAGAAAGAAGGAAAAACTTGGACTAAGGCTGTAAAGAAACAGAAGAAAACTGGTGGGAAAACAATGAATGAGCTTATTAAGGCTCGTAATGCTGCTAAGAAGGGTTCAGCCGAATATGCAACAGCTCAAAATCAAATTAATAAAGCATATGGGAGTAAAAAGGTTCATAAGGCAGATGCTCCTAAAAAAGCAGCTCCTAAGAAAGCAGCTCCTAAGAAAGCAGCTCCTAAGAAAAAAGTTGTTACTAAGAAACCTGAAATTGGACAATCATATGAAAGGGAAGAAATTGGGCAATCATATGAAACTGATATAAATGGTAGCAGTGAAGAACGTAAGTATGCACAAGGTGGTAAAGTAGAATCAAACCCATTTGGATGGCCTTCAAGAGATGCACGTAATGGTGGCAAAGGATAATGCCACAAGGAAAAGGAACATACGGAAGTAAAGTAGGAAGACCTCCTAAGAAGAAGTATAATAAAGGAGGGAATGTTGATCCATTCTCTACACGTAATCCTGTAGGTGTCCCTGCGGAGCAAATGGCAGAAGCAATGGAGAACCAAAACATGGCTAATGCAGGACTACCAACAAGTAATGCACAAGAACGCTCTCAAGTATCCCCTGATGTTGAACAGTATAAAGAAGGTGGGAAGATAGAGGATTGGAAGGAAGAGGGGTATGAATGGTCAACTAATGAACTAAAGCGTAGAGTTTTTGCACAGGAGCGAGGCACGGATGTTACCGATCTTGTAAAGCTTAGGAGTAGAAGGAAAAAAGAAGTAGAAAAAGCTAAAAAAGGGAAAAAATAATATGGCTATACTATTTATTTGTCATAGATGCAACACAAAGGTAGAATGCGAGACTAAAGCAGAGATGATATGTGGTTGTGGTGCTTATATTAAAGACCATGATGATACACGCAACTATGTTAATATGGGTAAGACTTGGTCTAAAACTACACAAGTAGAATTTAACCATACAACAATGGATAAAGATATAGCTGAAAGGAATAGTCGGTAATGGCTTTTGACACACAAATAACAGATTTAGTTGGCGGTACTATAGATCAAACTGCGTGTGACCAATGGGCAGCAGATGCTTGCAAAGAAATAATAAATGTTCTTCCAGCAAAGTTAAAAGCAAAGTGTGCAGCAGCAACAACATTAGATAATTCTACTACTGTTATGGATATGGATGCTGTGGGAGAAATATTACATGTTACTCGCTTATCTGCTAATAGTGGTGGCTTTCAAGTTCCAGTTAGAGAGATACCTGCTATGTATGGTGGCTTAGCAACTGATTCAACAGATTTAAATTATTATGCAACTGCTACTGACCCTGTGTATTGGATTGATGGCAATACCTCTGATGCAGCTACTTTATATGTTAAGCCTACTCCAGAGGCAACACAAACAGCTATAGTTCATCATATTTCATATCCAACCGTAGATGTAAGTGCTGTTAGTGTAATTGCAAATTTCCCTGATGAAGCAGAGCATCTTGTAGTATTGTATGCAGCTATAAAGCAATTATTACAATATCAATCAACAATGTCTGCAACCTTCAATACTGATATTGGGACTGCTTTAACAGCAGTTAATGCTGAAATTGACGAAACATTAACTATTGCTGATCTTATTAACACACAAGTTGATTCTGCTGTAGTTGAACTTGCTGAGGCAGCTACACAGGTAGATAGTAGTGTAGATACCGCTCTTAGTGCAATGACAACAGCAGCAGGCAGAATTAATACAGCTGTTATACTTGCTAACGCAGAATTTGATAAAAGTGATGCTATTTTGGATTTAGGCGAGGCAGATACGGAGGGTGATGTAAATACTGCCCTCACAGCAGTTAATGCAGAGATAGATGAATGTCTAACAATAGCAGACAATATACATACAGAGGTTGCACTTATAAATGGTGAGGTTGATAAGGCTACTGCTGAGATAGCTCTTGCTAACGCTGAG